TGTATTCCATAGGCAGAAGCTGTTTATTTTTAGCCAGTAAATTATAATGCTCTTTCATCTCTCTGCTCCTCTTCCAAGACTGAACCCATCAATCCCGGAACATAAATCTAAAATCTTTATCACGCTTTCTCTCTATTCTTAAACCAAACTCTGATGTAATACTTTCTAATGATTGCCACTATCGTTAGGACGCTCGCTTGGGCTAGTGATATCAAGAAGCTGTTGTGTGTGACCATCAAGCACAGAAACAAGACCAACCAAACCAAAGGCAGATTGATAAGCGTGCCAGTAAATGTATCGACCATGGCCTCGCGCAATGCTTTCTTGTCTAGGTTAATCATGGCAAAAACATGTCATCTGTTCATCAAACAGATCTTGCTCCTTGTATTCTGGTTGTTTACTTATTTCTAAAAGTTTAATGTAGTTATCGCTGTCTTTTCTAAATGTAGCTGTAGCATTGACTCCAAACTTTTGTTCTTGTTTGATCCACCAATCTGCCATGCCTGGTCTTTCTTGCAGTAGCTTAACCTTTGTGTCCTTGCCTTTAAGAAAGCAGAGGTCACAGTTGCCAGCCAAAGTTTTACCGCCAAAGTTTGTTAGATTCAAATCAAAATTTTGCTGCTCCCAAAAATCTGTCACATCTTTGACTGTATGTTTTGCGTGATACATAGGCAAAACATTTGTCCATGCATTCTTTTGGTTCATGGCACTTGAAACTCTTCGAGGTTCATCGTATCTAAGACCTATCACGTTATACCAATTTTTATGTTCTTTTAGTTTGCGCATAAACCTTGACATAACTTTAACTTTTAACTCAGTGGTGCAGAATCTGGCCACAGGGTTGGGTAAGTATTGTCTTCTATCAATCAAAGCCTCAAAGGGCTCGCCATTTCTGCTTGCTGTTTCATAGGTGACTTCTTTAGTGCGATAGACTGGACGCTCTTCACCGAAATACAACTCTAGCCAATGTATTTTTACGCCCCACTTCTGTCCTATCTCATGCACAAAGTCGAGTGTCTCTGGGGCTTCCTTGCCTGTGTTAGCAAAGGTAACATATATATCTTTAGGCAGTGTGCCACCATATGCTTGGATAATATTCCACAACATGAAGCCTGATGTTCTACCACCACTGAAACTAATCAGAGCTGGCCCCTCTATCTTGTAAGGATTATTCATCCCAAGGTCTCTTCATTTCATTACCCTCTAAGTAATACCAAGTGTTCTTACCTGGGACATTGTGATTCTTCACTCTATCTCCTAAATACTTTTGCACATGTGAGACTGCGTATCTTGCAGCTCTCTCTCCTGATGCTAGGTCAGCTTCTTTCAAGGCTTTACGAGCAAGAAGTTCGAGATCCTGTCGTGTGTAAAACTTGTGCTTATCCATCGCTGATGCCACAACTCTTGCTATCTCCACCTCGTCTGGAGAATCTTGTGCATCCACCACCCTAAAGAATCCTCTGTCGTAATCAAAATAAGCGAGATGTTGTTCCGGTTCTTTAGCATTCCTTGCCTCATAGAATACATTGATGTTGGGTTTCTTACCTGACAGCTTGACACCTGAATCCATCCAACCAGCAAAGGCACTACCACCACGCGCTGACATGAACGACAAGTCATCTGCTCTTTCTTTACCAGTGTGATGAGCGATAATAAAAGCTACGCCAAAGAGTTCTATGAGTCTGTCTACCCTCGAGAGCATTGCATGTATCTCTGAGTTAGAGTTCTCTTCACCATCAAAGAAGTTAATGATAGGGTCAATCATTACTATGTCTGGTTTGTGATAATCAATACTTGTTGCTATCTCATCTATGTCTTTGTCTCGCATGAGGTTCTTGCGTAGCCTACCTGATGCAATCAGATTGGACTTGCCTATTTCTAACATCTCTTTGTCATGAACGAATGGCTGATAATACATATCAATTCTTTTCTTTAAGAACTCATGAATAATCTCCGCCTGTAGCCACATAACCTTAAGTGGCCTACTAAACTGTTGATTCATAAACTCCGTGCCTGTGGTGGCCGCTGCTGCGAATGCACCTAGCCAGTGCGATTTACCTATCTTGGGTTTACCTAAAAGCAAAACTCTTGATTGTTGAAAGACAAATGCATCACCCCAAAACTGTTCGATGCGTGATGAGTCCATGCCATCCCAAAAGGGATCTGCAAATGTCTTGAGTCCAAGTGGGTCTCTGTCTGGTTTGTCTTCATTCTTTTGCTGTTCGATGGGATCTTCTTGATCCATGATCTCTTTGAGTTCATCTGTCAGTTGTATCTGCCACTGACTTGTATTCCATTCCAAGATACCTACGCTTTCATCTGGGTTTCTTCTTAGATGTCCTGCACATATGCTATTTACTGTCTGTAATACTTCTTGCACACTCATAGGTGGGTTGTTGGTTTGATTCCAATCAAGTGATTTAATAATAACTTCGCGTCTGCCCCATCCTTCAGCAATCCATTTGCCAACAAGTCTTGCCAAGGTATCGTTACGCATACCAGTATCAACACCATCTATCGTAAGCAAAGTATTGTTTTGCGTTCCAGTCTTGCCTGTATCGTTGAAGTCATAGATTACCTTCATGTCTTTACTAGTAAGACAAGGGAGTTCGTCCATGTCATCTATGGTCATGCTGTCCACAGTTTCAAACATGTATTGGTTAGAAGGCGATATCATGACATAGCCACCTTCTCCTCTGATGTCTAGTCTGCCTGTGGTGTTTCTTACTTTGAGGTTTGGATTGATAGCGTAGAAGTAATGATAACCACCACGAGGTGTCTTTTGTTTCATGGTGGTTCTTGTTATCTGCCCTGACTCTACAAACTCACAGGCCTCTTGTGTATCTGCATCAAGCACCACAAAGTTTATGCCTGTGATAGCTGCCCAATTACAAGTTGGGAACTGTAGATACCATTGTTTGATTTCTTTTAATGTGGGTTGTTTTTCTATGTAGTTAGACCATTTGACTCTTGGTGTCTTTGACCATTTCTTAATCAGTGTATCGTCTTCTTCGTATTGATGTTTACGTTTAAAGTAATCTGGTATTGTGTCTGACCTAGAGCCACAGGGTATGAGATGAAAATGATTCTCGTAAAAAGAAATCAACATCTCTCTGCGAGAGTCGTTCATGATTTCTTCCCCCTTAATATTGAGGTTCAGGTCAATAGCCACTTATACCTTTTCGATAGATCCGTAAATGCTTTCCCAATCGAGAGCACGCCCGGTCATTTTAATAAGCTTCTTGGCCTGGTTGACTGAGGGTTGTCTATGACCCCAACGCCAAGCCCGGATAGTTGACACTGAGACTTTCAAATCTTTTGCTAAAGATTCTTCGCCTCGTTTTTCAATGTAATCTTTGAGTTGCATTTCTCTCCTAAAAAGACAATGATAATTGACGCATTACAAATTGTAAAGATATTTGTTCACAAATGATTGACAAATGATTTTATATCATTAAGATAGGTAGAGTATTTTTTTGGAGAAAAGTATATGGCAGATAAAAACAATTATGAATCAATGGGCTTGCGTTCTCTACTCAAGCTTAAAAAAATAAATTTGCAGCAACAAGCAAAGCTGAAAGAAGAATCTAAAAATTTAGACAATGCTATTGTTGAATGCGAAGAAGTAAAACCAATCACACAAACACTATCAAATTCTGGTGGATCTAAAAGAGTAGAACTTAACGGTGCCATACCTAAAGATCTGCGAGTGCAATTTAAAGTGACGAGAAAGTGGGATCAAGAATTGTTGCAAGACTTAGCTAAAGATGTAACTGGCTTTCCTTTTAAGTCAGAGTTTGTTGAAGATGTTAGACAAAGCAAGAAGATGCAAGAAGCTGATCCTGAAACCTGGCAGAAGATCGAGTCTGCATTAACCACCAAGATTAATGAGAGACCTTACATATCTTTTATTGATCCATTAAAAGGAGATGAGGAGTGAGTCTATTGAATACTATTGAAACAGGAATTAAAGTCCCGGCTTTAAAAATTAATGTAGCTGGAACAGATGGCATAGGTAAAACAACCTTTGCCTCTAAAGCACCCAAGCCTATATTTGTGAAGACAGAAGATGGCACTAACTTTGTTGATGCTCCATCCTTTCCTCTGTGCGAAAGCTACGATGACATTGTCAAACAATTACAAACGCTTTACGAAGAAGAACACGATTACAAAACTTTGGTATTCGATACCACTGACTGGGCTGAAAAGCTTGTGCAAAAAAAGGTTTGTGATATTCACTCAATAAAATCTATTGAGGCATTAGGTTTCGGAAAAGGTTATACAGAGTCAGCAGAACTCTATAACCGTATCTTAAAAATGTTTGATCTGCTACAAAAGAAAAAGATGCACATCATCCTTCTCTCCCATGTAGCTATCAGAACTTTCAATGATCCAGAGCGTGAGCCCTATGATCGTTGGGAAATGAGTTTACACAAGAAAGTATCTTCACAGATAAAGGAATGGGTAGACTTTAACCTGTTCGCTAACTACGAGGTATCAACTCGAACTAGCGGCCAAGGTTTTAAGGAAACAACTAGGGGTGTGTCTTATGGCAAACGTAAGTTGTTTCATAAATTCAGTGCAGCTTTTGATGCAAAGAGTCGAGTTGACTTAGGCAACATGCCTTTGGATCTTGATTGGAATGCATTCTTATCTGCGTTCAAGCAATCTCTAAAACAATTAAAGGAGAAATAAATGACGGATGATATATTTAATCTGAACCTGACCGATGTCGAAGACGACAGTGGTCTTATCGAACTCATGCCAGTTGGCGATTACGAAATGGTAGCCACAGCATGGAAGTCTAAAAAATCTGCTGAGAAAGGTCATAAGATGATAGAAGTTACTTATGATGTTGTCGGACCTAAGTATCAAGGCAGAAAAGTTTGGGAAAACTACATGCTAGAGGGCAACGGTCTTAATGTAACTAAAGGCAAGTTGCGTAACTGGAGAAAGGCCATGGGTATGGAACCTGATGTCGAAGCTTTTGGTATCGAGCAGCTAGAAGAAATGATGAATGTTAATTTTCTAGCGACCATGCGAGTCGAAGTTGGTGGTGACAAAGGCGATGGCACTAAGTGGGCTGATAAAAATGTTATTGGCAAGTTTATCCCTAGTGATAGTAAGCCAGTTGCAAGCAAACAAGATGTAAATCAATCTGATTCATCTAACGATGATGACGACTTTGATTGGGACAAGTGATGAGTAATCCAGTCCCTACATATGACGGTTACAATGCCATAGTTAATCGTCTGTCAGGTGACATCAAGAGTGAAATAAAAGCTCTTGGTGTCCATGACACCATTAAAGAAGGTTTGTTAACAATAGTTGATAGGCTTGGAGACAATCTCATAACTGAAATAGAAGAAATTATTTCCGGGAGAGAAGAAGGGGCTTAGAATCTCCGTCATAACCTTGAGGTGTGGTTAGGCCCTAAAACACCTCACTATTTTTTTGGAGAAAAATATGAATATAGATAGAAGAGAAGCTAACGCTTTAATATGTGCAATGACAGATCTTGTTAACTCTGTGGATACAACAATTAATAATCTGCCACCTAAACTAGGCAAGTCTATGCATAATGCTAAACTTACATTATTAAACGTGGATGTAAAAAATGAAAAAGAACAAGATGACAGAAGACTTGTTAGATAAAGATACTTGCGACAGAGTCATTGAAGACATGGAGATATGTTTAGATGATTGGTCTAGAATGGATTTAGATACCAAAGCAGCAGTGATAACTTTGGCTAGGTTCGCTATCCTAACTGCATTTAAGTTTTCGCATAACCCAGATGATGCAGTCAAACTGATATCGTCAATTGTTTACGACAACTTTGTTAAAGATCCATCTAACATAGATGAGTTCTTATCAGAAGAAAAAGCAGACAAAACGATTCACTAAATTGAAGCTTAGATACTACCAACGTAATGCTATTGATGCATTGCACAATTGGTTTGCCACCAGGCCAGTAGAAGAACATGCTCTTATAGCTTTACCTACAGCCGCTGGGAAAACAATTATCTTTTCTCACTTTATAAAAGAGGTGCTAGCAAAGAATCCTGATGCTAGGTTCTTGGTTATGGCACACAGAAAAGAACTTGTATCTCAAGCTGAAACAAAACTAAAGACTGTGTGGCCTAACGCACCGACAGGTGTGTTAGCTGCTGGTATGAAACGCTTTCAACATGATGCACAGATACTTATAGCCAGTCGCGATACGCTTGCCTCTCCTAAACGCTTAGAGAAAGTAGGTAAGTTTGACTACATGATTATAGACGAGGCTCACAACGTGCCTCCTAATTCGTTTACCAGATACAAAAAAATTATTGATACTCTGTCAGCTCGTCAGCCTATGAAGGTTATGGGTTGCACTGCTACGCCCTATCGCATGGGCCAAGGTTATATCTATGGAGATCGTAAAGATCATTTCTTCAAAGACATAGCTTACAGTGTATCTATCCCGGAACTAATTCAAGCAGGTTACTTATCAAGACTGTCTGCTTTTGCAGTTAATGATGATGCAATCATTGATGCTAGCAAGGTTAGTTTAAAGTTTAAGAATGGCGACTTCCGGGAAAAAGAACTAGAAGATGTAGCCATGGTAGATGAAACCATCATTGAGGTTATCAACGACTGGATAGATAACGCTTACACCAAAGGCAGAACAGCTTCTGTTTTCTTTTGTGTGTCAGTGCTACATGCGGCCAAGATGACTCAATACTTACAGCAATACAACATCAAGGCTGAACTCATTACAGGTGAGACACCTAACGATAAGCGAGACCAAATACTGCAAGACTTTGAAGATGGCAAGATCCATGCGCTATGCAACGTTGGTGTGCTGACTGAAGGTTGGGACGCTCCAAGAACAGACTGCATAGCTTTATTAAGACCAACACAAAGCATTGGCTTGTATGTGCAGATGTGTGGTCGTGGCATGAGATTGCATGATGACAAAGAGAATTGTTTATTGCTTGACTATGGCGAGAATGTTGCACGCCATGGTTGTTTAGATGAGGTAGAACCAGGAGATACATTGCCCGGACGATACAAACCTAAGATCTGTGCAAGCTGTAATGCTATTAACTCACCATCAGCTAAAGAATGTGTTGAATGTGGGCAGAAGTTTGAAGCCAGTAAAACAAATGTTTTGTGGACTAAGAAAGAAAGAGAGGTAGCAAGACGCACCAAGGCTGAGAAGCAAGCTGTTTTATCAGATGAGAGGAAAGCATCGGTTCCAAAAAGAAAGACCGTGACGGATGTCTACGCAGCTGTAACTAAATCTAAGAATGGTGCTGACTATTGTCAGGTTGTCTTTACAATCAAGGACGAGTTCTTTTCAAAGAAGATGCCTTTAATGTTTGGCCATCCTACTGCACATAATATGGCAGTGCGTAAATGGAAGAAGATAACTCCTAAGTGGGGCTCGCCCACTCAACCTTGGATGGCCGCTGAGTTAATTAAGAACGGTGCGTTCGATTCTATTTCTGAGATCATTGTGCAAAAGCAAGGCAAGTATGAGAACGTTGTTGGTGTTAAAACAAAAGACGGAACAGAGATAAGTTTATGAAAGATATAAACCAATTGCTCGATGATGTAGAGCTACAAGAAGAAAGAGGTCTTAGATTCTATTTAGGTATTAGTCAAATAGGTAATCCAAACCAAAGGCTATTGTGGTTGCGTTGGCGATGGCTGATGCCAGATGATTGGGAACCAAGAGTATTGCGTCTGTTGGATCTAGGTAATGTGGTTGAAGAAGATCTAATTAAAAAGTTAAGAAAGATACCTGGCGCGAAGATCTATGACGTAGATAAGAATGGTAATCAGTTTGAGACTAAAGCTTTTGGTGGCCATGTAAAAGGTCATATAGATGGTGTAGCAAAAGATTTACCCGGCTTAAAAGCAAACAAACCATACCTACTAGAGTTTAAGACAGCCAATGAAAATCGTTTTAATAAACTAGAAAAGTTAGGTAGCTATTGTGATTGGTCAGCAGAGTATGATGCTCAAATACATTTGTATATGGGTTTGTTTAAGTTAAGTCATTGCATAGTTATTGTTTACAACAAAAACAATTCAGCTTTATACACAGAAGTCATAGACTTTGATCTTGAGAAGTTCAGTATGTTTATGGACAAAGCCAAGAATATACTGTTAGCTGACGCTCCACCAGATAATTACATACCTGAGACAGATTACAGAATACGCAGCTACATGACTCCAAAGCAACAGTCTGCTTATTTAGGTAGGTCTTTGCCAAGTAAGTTACATTGTAGATCGTGTCGTTTTTCTAACGCTGATATTGAAAGTGGTAATTGGGTTTGCTCTAAAGATAATAGGATAATAAGTAAGAAAAGACAGACCACAGGTTGTGCAAATCACAACTATATTCCAGATCTTATACCAGCTACGCTCATAGAAAAAGACGACAGCATAGTAATTTACGAGAAAGATGGGATGCGATTTGTGAATGTCCCAGAAGGTAAACACTCTAAGGAAGATAACTTTTATTCTAGCAAAGAGTTGATAGAGGTTATCAACAGTGGCTTTCCAAAAGAATCTTTAGAACAATACAATAAGATAAAACATTTGTTCAATGGCACGATACAAAAGATTAGGCCGTGGGTAGACACCGGGGCTCCGTTTTAATATGTATTGGCAAAAAGTTTATATGAAGAAAAAAAAATATATAGATGGTTGGCGTGAACACCATAAATGCGATGCCATGGAAAAAACATTTACAAAAAAGATGGCTGATATAATGCAAGATAATTCAAAAGAATTACAGGAAGCATGTCATGAAATTATTAATTGTTGTGTGGTTAGAGCTTATGAGTCTACTTGGTGTCCTACAACTGAAAAGTTTCATGATTGGATATTTGAAAGTTTACAAAGGGATTTAAGTTGGAGGATGAAACATCAAAAATTAAAAAAGAAAAAATTATTGAATAGAGATCAAATTACTGATTTATTAAAAAAAGATATGTTTAATAAAAAAATAAAAATTAAACTATCTTTAGATGTTTATTATTCAAAGAAAAAAAAGTTTATTCTAAACCTAAACAACTATCGCAATGCTCATTACAGAGTTTTATCTACAGCAAAGAAGACATACTCAGATGATCTATTGCCAGAGATACAGGACTTACCTAAGTTTACAGAGCCAGTTAGATTGACATATACCTACTACGCTAGAAGCAACAGGCGACTTGACATAAGCAATCCATGTTCAGTCATAGATAAGTTTGCTTGTGACGCTTTGGTAAAGGCACAGATCATACAAGATGATGACTTCAAACAAATAAAAGAAGTGGTCTATAGGTTTGGTGGAGTGGACAAAGACGATCCTAGATGTGAGCTAGTAATAGATATATTCTAGGGTGTGCCTACTAGTTTCTTTCTTTCTTCTTCTCTTAAAATTTCTATAGCTCTTTGTCTTGCATCTGGTGTTATGTATCTTCCAGTTAGATCTTGTTGCAATTCAGTCTGCGCTGCTCTAATGGTGCTAGGATCTATTGGTTGAGGACTTCCAAATGCACCAGCTCTAGATGCTTGAATCATGTCAAAGCTTGGCTCTATTGGTCTAAACTTGCCTCTCATAACTTCTTTATAGTTAGCAACCTTGGCCTCTTTTAATTGTTTTTCAATATCTCTATCAGATAATCCCAAGGCTCTTGCATCATCAATGGTTGTATATAAATCTCTTAACACATTAAACCTAGCTTCATTTTGATTGATGAAACCTTGTAAAAGTTGCTCAGATGACTGAGCATCAGGAGATCTTAATATTCTATTAAATTCATTGGTTGAATCTCTAATAGCATCGTTAGCTTCAAATCCTCTGTATCTTAAAGTTAAATCAATCTGTGGCTTTATTACTTTAATACCACTGAAAGCTTGCACAAAAGTTTCTGCTACATCTATTTCTTTACCGCTTTTGTTTAATATTTTTTTATCTTCTCCTTTACCACCTGTGCTTCCTATTACAGCTCTAGGAAATCCTTTTGCTTTTAATGTTTCAACTCCTATTCCAAGTGGCAGTTTAGATGTTCTATCAAATTGTAAATTAAAAGGTGTGATACTTGGCAGTAAAGTATCAACTACATGAAAAAATCTTTTTGCGTTTTTATCTCCAAAAGAATCTGAAGGTCCAAATATTTTTCTACCTGTAGAAGTTTCTCCATTGGTAGCTTCCAATACAGCTTGGGCAGAAAAAGCAGGTTCAGCAAAACTTTGGAACATTTCTGTAAGAGATCCACCAAAAGCATCTGAGGCAACTTTTAATAAACTCTCTTCATCTCTGTTACCGTTTTCTATTTCTTGAAGTATTCTTACTCCAGGTCTTCGTAAATAATCATATGGATTCATATAACTAAAGTTAAAGAACTGGGTTGGGTTGCCATCCTTATCAGACGCAATAGGAACTAATGTGGCTGTTCTATCCCATGGTGCTGCAAAAGATCTTTTGTAAGCATTAACTGAATCTTTGTTGACTCCAGTAAGTGTCATACCTAAAGCAAGAAGGGAACTTGGCAAAGCGGCAGTTGTGGTTGTAGCACCAACAACTCTTCGCATACCTATCTTTTGTATTTCTTTATTGTCGCTTAAAAGTTCTTTAATACCTCTTGAATAAGCATTACTAGTGTTCCTTATAATCTCAGCTGGAAACGCAACAAAGTTACCAAGAGGGAGTTTTCTAATTACTTGAGAGACAATTGGTACAACCCTTTGATAGTTCTGTACTGTGTTAGCTGTTATTTCTGCTGACTCACTTCTTATGAATTTTTCTAAACCTTCTTCACCATATTTATTTAATATGTCCTGTGGTTTTATTATTGCTCCAGTTCTAGAAGATCCTTGAATTAAATCTGCAAACCTAGTTATATTTTTTGCTGACTCAATTGGTATGCTAGAATCTAAACTTTTTGATATTGCTTTTCTGAATCTATCTTTTTCATTTAAATAATTAAACACACGACCTGTATCATCAGTCATTCTGTATGTTTTTTCTAAAAATTTTACAGGAGCTGTGTCAGATATTTTTGCTACACCTCTAGCCCAATCCAAATTATCAGTTGCTAGTTTAGCTAACTCTAATGTTTCTCCAAGTTGAGCACCACCACCTTGGGCCATACCCTCTTCTGTTAATTCTTGAACTACATCTTTGCGTATAACTCTTTTCTTTGGATCAAAAATACCTGCGAAGGAGTGAGCCACAGCATCAGCGAATCTTCCTGTGCTTCCAACATTACCATTTAATAATGAAAAGAAAGGAATACTGCTAAAGTTTCTTACTTGTGCACCCGGAGACAAAACAGTTTTACCGTATTGGGATCCAGCTTTTACAGCTAACATTGATGCATATATTTTATTTATTGCGTCACTTTCAGCTGCAATATCTGATGCTGCACCAAGCAAAGCGTTGTAAGTTTTTTCAGTTGCATACATTCCATCTAGTGCACCAGCATCTTCTGCTTTAAATTTTTTAAGTATTATTGATTCGCCTTGATCGTTAAACATTTGTATGTTGTTATTGTCTAACTGTCTGCCCATCTTTAAAGCTTCTTCTTCTGTCTTTAAAAACTTAGCTCCTCCGGTTGTTGGAGATAACTCATCTAATTTTTTAATATCGTCAAACATCCTATACTTGCCCACTAAAGATGCTTGTCTTTTAGCTGTCGTTGTAGCTGTCAGTTGAGTGTTCTTTAGTGCAGTTCGCCAGTCACCTTGCAAGTAGCCTGCAGTTTCTCCTAAAGCCCTTCTTACAGCTGGTAAATCATCTAAACTTTTGCCTTTCAAAATACCTTTGTCCATCTTTAAACCTTCAAGTAAAACTTCATTTACTTCATATGGTGTACCGACTTTATTCTTAGGGCCAGGATTTAACAGTTCGTTAAAGGTGGCTTTAGCCTCATTGTTACTCAGTGCTAACTTAGATTGTAGTTCTTCTATAGCATCATCTCTAAATTTTGGATCTACTTTATACCCTTTATCTATATATGCTTTATAAGCTCTAGTGCCATAAGTCCCAACGCTTTCTGTAATAGCATTTCTTAATTCATCTGGTAAAAATAGATTCATAAAACCTGTAGAGGTTTCATCGCTTATGTCTAAAATTTCTTTAGAATAAGTGTCAAACAATTCTCTGTTTGATTTTAATGTTTCTGATATACCGTTGTTGTAATTAAGTCCAATAGAATCGTAATTAATATATTTTTTTTCTAGATTTTTTATATTATCTAAAGCTTCTTCTTGAAGTCTTTTTGCTTTTTGTATCTTTTGACCTCTAGATAAATCTGGTTGTTGATAGTCTATCTTTACTCTCGGAAACAAAAAGTCTTCTATGTTTCTAGATAAAGATAATGCAGTGCTTTGATTAACGCTTCCTGTATCTACAGTACGCTGCATTATATTTTCTATAGAATTAAATGACGAATCTACTTGATCTTGCATGGCTCTTACCATGTTTAGTTTTGCGTATTTTGCTTGGCCTACCAATTCATCAGGAGAATCTCCGTAGAATCTAAAGTTTTCTTTTTTAAATAAATCTCCTAGTATTCCTTTTGCTTGTTTTTCGTTCGCATCAAAAGCAGATTTTTGTATCTCACCGGGTTTTGTTTTTGAAGATCCAAGCTTTGCTATAAAAGATCCAACAGGAGACATAAGATCAACACCTGCGCCTACAGTTTTACCCACAGCTTTTACAGCCAAAGGTAATCCAAATACAAAAGCACCACCTTCAATAGCTACTTCCATCTTTTCTTTAAGCCTTTCAGCGGCTGCTTCAGATCCTCTTAATCTAGCTAGTCTTGCTTCATCTGATTCTGATTCTGTATCTAAAAAAGTATCCTTTAATGTGACCACATCATCTGTAGCTACAGCTCCATCCACAACACCTGCGCCAAGAGCTTGACCAAGTCTTCCTATTTTTCCTGTTCTTGCAAGAACTCCAGCGGCACCAAACCCTGGTAGTCCAAATTGTACTAAGTATCTTGTGACTTCTCCTGCTGTGGTCTCTGCTTCTCCGATATCAATTTCATCATAGTATCTTTTAACGTCTGCTGTTAAATCTGTATCAGCAAAAAGATCTATACCTGTTGTTACAGTGGTAGCAGCACCTTCTCCAATTTTTTGAAGGCCTCTTACAGCTTGTTTACCAATATCTCCTAATACACTAGCATCGCCTTTCTTGCTTAATTTATAAGCTTCTTTTGCTTTAGCAATAGTCTCTGGGCTTTCGTCTGGAATGTAGGTTTTTGAACCATCCTCGAATGTAAGGAATGGCATGTTAAGTTCCTCTAAGTTTTAATATAAAATTAGGATTTGCTATTTCTTTTATAGGATTATCAAATAAAGAACCAAACATTCTTGAGCTTACAAATGTTTCTTGTTTTGTTTTTGGATCAACATAGTAAATATCGTAGTTTGCTATCTCATCTTCTCCGATTCCATACTCTTCCCTAAGACCATCTTTAAGGAGCAGATATCCTGCAAAGACCTCATCTGATCCAGCTCCCTCTCCAATTGTTGTTCCTGCTCTTGTAGCCTCTAAAGATTGAAGTTTAGCTAAAGCTCCTTTGTTTCTTTTTAAGTATTCTAAAAGTTTAGCATCAGCTGGCAACATGTCAGCTTGTCTTGTTTCTTCGCCAAGGTATCCTTCACCAAATGCAACCAATGGGTTAATAGGAACATAACCCTCTACTGGCTTCATCATGTTTAAGAAACCTGCCATCATTTTTTTAGCATAATCTTCATCGTCTGCTACTTTGTCAATGTAACCAGCAGGTAAAGATTTAACGTAATCAAAGAAGGTTGGTTTTTTATCGCCTGTAAATGTTTGTGTATCAGCATCTAAATTAAAACCCTTGTCAGCTAAATCTTGCTTCATGTAATACATTAAAGATTGATTTGTTTCTGGATTTTCATCAATTTTATTACCAGTGCGACCAACTACATTGCTAGAGCCTTGAATTGTAAGTGTATTTTTTCTGTCTGTAAGATCTACATTATTAGGTAAAATTTTTGGATTAATGTTTCTTAAATTTGGTTTAGATTTTTCATCTTTACCAAGCAAGGGAATAAGACTAGCAGCAGCGACACCAGCGGCTGGTATCATAAATCTTTTCTTTTTGTAAAAAGGTCTTTCTAACGAAGGAGCAACGCTACCTTCCATGTTTGTTTTTTTAGATGCATCAAAAGCATCGTCTGCTGCCTTGTTAACATTAGCACCTTGGCTTGTTACAGGTTTTGGTGGGCCAACTTCAGGGGCATCTGTTCTTACAGGTGTTGGTTGTCTATCTAATTCTCTATTAGCTCTAGCTCTATCAAGCCTAGCTTGTCTTTCAGCTTCTTCTCTAGCTTTAGCTTTAGCTTTAGCTTTAGGTTTAGGTTTAGGTTTAGGTTTTGCTTTAGGTTTTGCAGGAAGTTTTTCTGCTATCTCATCCATTATATCCATAACAGTCATAACAGATTTTTTCTTTTTACCGCCTGGAGTTTTTGCGCTAGCTGGTAGTATGCCACCATCTACCATACCGATAATACCACCTTCTGCTCTTTGAACAGGATATCCAGCTGTTTCAGAAACAGTTTCATAAATGATAGAAGCTGTTCCTTTTGGATCTTCTTTTAATGCTTGCGCTATTTCGCCCATTGAACCAGCTGTCTCTGGTGCTGATGTTACAAGATCTAAAATTCCTCTAGTGTATTCAACTGGACCTTTTGCAAATTCTATGCCTTCTCTTGCAAGCATTGTAGTTGGAACCATTCCAGCTAAAGCACCAAGGCCTTTTTTGACTTTTCTAGCAGTGTTCAAACCTTTCATGCCTACAGCCGCTGGAATTCCAACCCCTGTAGCTGCCATACTAGCTGCTGCATAATCTAATGGATCGCTTGGATCAAAAATAAAATCAGTAATATCTCGTGCGTTAAGTCTTTTAGGGTCGTCTTTCATACTGAAGAAACCTTCTCGGCTCATAAACCTAGGGTCTCCACCCTCTGCAAAACCTTCTACCCCTCGGCCTTTAAGTATGTCAGCTTGTGTTACTTTGCCATCGCCTGTTAGATCTGGGAAGCCACCGTCTTTTAATCTTACTGGCTCAAGGCCTGACATTATCCCTCTCATCTCTGTCCAAGAGCTCCAATGCCAGTAGCAATGGTTCCAAAAGCACCTACTGCTTGTCCTAATGCTGTGGGTTGCTGATAGACACCACGTTGATATGCGCTTGTACCAGTACCTCCAGAGATACCTCCCATTGGAGATCCAGCTAGAAGCTGTTGACCTGTGAGCAATCTTTGTAAAGGTTCTTGAGCAAGTTGTTGTGCTCCAGCAAACTGTCTTGATAGTGCTGCTTGCTGAGTGGCTTGGCCTTGTTGACCAAGTTGATTTAACATATTAATTTGATTGCCTAGCTGTTGTTGTGTTTGTCTACCTAGTCCTGCTAACCCACCACCAATCTGTCCAAACTGGCCGCCAAGTCCTGCGCTTAATTGTCCAAGACCACCAAGAGCTTGACCTAGTTGTGCTTGTTGGCCGCCAAGTCCTGCTTGTAGTGATGCAAGTCCTTGTTGAGCACTTCTTTGTCGTTCAAATGCTTGTTGCGCTTGTTGTTGCGCTTGACCAAAGCCAGCACTTCTAATACCAGATACAGCCTCTGCTGCTCCACGTCCTGTTTGTCTTGCTAATTCTTCTTGCGATATACGTCCACGAGAGCCACCAAAAGCACCTTGCGATATGGCTCTGTCTCTTAGACCAATATCTGCTTGTGCTGACTGTCTGCCTATGTCTTCTAATGTTTGTTGGACAACTTGATCTTCGTATGGATCAAAAAACATTCTAGCCATTGAAGGATCATACATTTCTGTAGTCCCCATGGCTGTTTGCTCTGCTCTTTGTAACGCACCAAGGCCACCAGTTACAGCATCACGAGCACCCGGTAAATATCCAAAAGCTTCATCTAAAGCTCTTTCCTGTCTACCGAAGAGTCGACCAGCTTCAGTTACATAGGGTTGATACTCACCAAGTCTTCCAGCTTGCTGTCGGGCCTGTATTTGTAGGGGGGTGAGCCCAGCAGTTTGCTCAATGGGAATATCTCTAGGTCTAGATATGAGACCTTCATATTCACCGGGTGCGCCAAAGTAAGAGGCTAGTAATCTTCGTGAATAGTCTTCTGCATATGGTTGAACAAAAGAATAACCAGTTTGAGGCGCAGTAATGACCTGTGCTTCTGGACCTAATTTTGTTTTACTGCTCAGACACATCTTTTATTTATTTCCTATAATACATACCACCTATTTGGTGAAAGCCTTTTTTTTCAAAAAGTTTCTTAGCTCTTTCTACACCCTCTAGGTTAAAAATACCAAGAATCAAAGGCTTGTCTTGTTCTTTAGCATAATCTATTACTGCATCTATTAAAAGATGTGACGGTGGTGTTTGGTCTTTTATGTTTCTATACTTTGGCATGACATAAAACCAACCATCGCCTATGTATTGTTCTGCTGACCACCAATAGTCATTTGGACTTGCAGCAATACTACCAATGATTGTATCACCATCTAATACATTATACACAATACCGTTAAACAAGAAATGATTTATGTGAGAGGATGCTCGGCTCCATTCAATGGGTGGAGATCCTTCGCTTGATAAAGAATGTTCTGACCAAAAGTGTTCTGATAAAAAATCAGCTATGCGTTTACCATTTTCAGCAATAGGTTCTACCTTTTCTAAGGTTAGATTCATACAAGTTTTTTGGCTATTTCTTCTCCAAATTTTTGCATCTTGTACATTTCACGAGCACCTAATAATCTTTGTTCGTATTCGTCATTAGGATCTGCTCCAGCTGCAATACCAATACCTCTAACTGCTGCTGAGTTAGTTACAAACTCACCATCACTTAACATGGCTGGTATTTTATCGCCTCTTTCACCACCAGGGCCTGTGATTAATTCATCTCTTTCAGGAAAGTCTTCAACTTTTGCTTCAACATAAGTTCCATCTTTAGCATAGAGTTGACTGGCTATACGTCTAGGCTGAATGTCATCTACAAAAGTAGCTTCTCTTGGAGGTGCTATTAATGGAGAAAAAGGTACGCCTTTAGCTTGTGCATAAATTTTAGATACTTCACTTGGATAGAATCTATATGCATCTGGTGTTTTGTCTTGAGCGTCAATACTTATTGGAGCACCGGGAGTTGTATTTTGATATCCCATTGATCTAGCGTAAGAACCTATACCTTTTGAAGGTGCGCCATATGCTCTAGCAATAGCGGTGGCCATATCTTCTTCAGTAACATTTTCAGTATCTATTCCTAATACATCTTTAAAATATCTTGAAATATTTTGAATATCAATTCCTGCTATGCCACCTAATTGATAACCTGGAACATCATAGCCAAATTTGTCTTCAACCAAAGAAGGATTCTTTTTAGCTAAAGCTTTAAGACCTTTGTTTGCTGTTTCTAAACTTTTCATTTTCTTTTCATTATAGCTAATATTTTATTTATGAAAACTTAGTTCTCTTTCTTCTGTCTGACATAACTGCACCACAACCTTTATGCATACGAGATACTATACCACCATCTTTCTTTTTTAATATAGTCTTAACATTAGTTGGTTTACCACCGGGATTACCTGCAGCTCTTTTTCTTCTAACTGCACTACGCCTTTGAGATTCTGTCATAGCTTTAGCTTTAGCTCTTGGCACACACTTAGGGTATTTACGTTTACCTTTCTTTTTAGCAGATTTACGACCACAAGCTTGAAACTTACCTTTCTTTTTAGGCGCACCTATGTCTACCCAATCTCCCTTTGGTCCTTTACCAAACCACTCAGTTAAGCCTCCAGTTGGTTTAGCCACGTTTTTTTCTCATGTTTCTAATGCTATCTTTGCCTTTCTTAAATATAGACACTACTTGTGTTTTACCCATTACTTTAGCTCTTTGCTCTCCTACAGTTAAGATTTGTATCTTTCTTGCAAAAGGTTTTTTAATTTTTTTAACTTTAGCAACTGTAGCTCTAGCATCAGCAGGTGTTGCAAATTTTATTTTAACAGTGTCTTTTGGGTTTTCATCTGTGTAAAGTCTGCGACCAGACCCTTTAGGTTTTTTGCCTGTTCCAACCTTTGGATCTTTTCTTTTTCTTTGCACTTTTATCTATAGCCTCCACCTCTTTTTTTATAGGTTCTTACTAACCAGCCATTAGCGTACGCACTTGGGTACACCTTAAACTTTCGTTTAGCTTCAGCTTTTACCCTAGCATATAAAGCTGGATTAGTAGGTGTGGCTCCCTTTTTTTTCTTTGTAGTTTTTCTTTTTGCAGGCATATTTTGCTCCTGATTATAATGTTAAGGTGATATCACCATTTGTTTTAATACTTATATTACCAATTTCTGCGCTAGCTTCAAACCCATGTGGATCTACAGGCGTGTGTAGATCTACCCACTTGTTGCCAGTATAGACTTGTAATACGCCAATAGATGTATTCCAAATAACATCTCCGGCATTAAAATTTAGTATGCCTATTTGTGCATCAGTAAACTGAGGCGTGCCATTAGGATCAAATTTATCTAAATTTAATTCTAATATTCTAACTAAACGATTAAATACTGAAACATCAACATCATTTACAGCTAATGGTAATCTAGTGTCAAGAAGCTTTGCCATCTATCTTCTACCATCAGTTTTGATATCAAATCTATTTATTCCTAATCTCCATTTAAAACCCAGTCTTACGCCTGTATCAGCATCGTCATCTGATTGCACTCGAAATACCATTTGCCTACCTCTTGCACGAATAAAGTTTTGTTTAGTTGAACTAGTTACATTATTAGTTGAATTAGTAGTTAAATTTTCTCCGGGAAAGTTTCTAGTTTTAACTACAAAATTTATTTGACCTGTTGTTGGAGTGTCGCCAAAAAATTTAACATCAGGAATAATTCTGCTTACAAATCCAAATTGTTCTCCTTGTTCTATATCTATATCACCAGATTCTATAAATACATTATCCATTGGAGAACCATCATCGTCATCTCCACTTTCATGATTATATAAAACACTACTGTTGCTAGATCCTTCAGTAGCTAAAGGATTTGCAAATATTCCTTCATCAAGCCAAGCTGTTCTAGACAACTGGCCTATACTCCAAACTCCTTCTAGATAGTTGTAATTAACATATCTATCAATGTCATCACTACTACTAGATGCATAAAACCAACCTATTTCATTAAACTCTTTATTGCTAAAAGCAAATATTTTAAATGACTGAGTATTGTTTAAATCGTCTAAAACGTAATTTAAGACACTACAAGGCACTCTTTGCACTGAGCCAGTGTATTTGTAGAAACCATCTCTTGCCATCCAATACACGCCATCTGGTGCGTTCACAGCACCATTTGGCGATATCATGCCTACATTTTCGTTGATGAGGTTAACACCAAAGGTAAAAGGTGCACCTACAAACTGCATGGAATATAAAGATGTATCTGTCCAAATAAGTATTTCTTGTCTTGCTCTTAGGCCGCCAACTATCTGTGAACCTGAAGATAATCTTATATCACCTGCTGTATTTGTAGCTGTTGGCTCCCAAACTGTAACACTTTCTTGGTCGCTAAATGCTATTAATAGAGGATCAGATGAACCACTTCTAGCACTACCAACTATTGGATCAGCACCTAAAACTATTACATGCCTATCAATATCACTAACAATGGTTTGTAATCCAACTGTAGGAGCTAAATTAGCACCAGATAATGATGTTATATTAACTGCTCTATTATTAACTCCTGATGATTCGTCCCAAAAGAAAATACCACCAGCTCTTGGATTAATAACCAAGTCTTCACCAAACGAATCATGCGACCACAGTCTTAGTTGATTAGCAAAACTCACAGCTGCCGCTGATCCCCAAGTGCCATCTCCCCAGGTGCTGACTCCCCAACCTGTTGATGGTAAATAAACATTAAGTCCAGTATTAATCTGATAAGCACCTACAACTGAACTGCCTCCATTACCGCTATCACTTGCATTAGCAGTAACTGTAACCCCGCTAGTATTTTTTGCTTCTATGGTATAAGAGTTTGCATTGACTATAGTTGCTATCTGATATTCTTGATTGAGAACATTTGAGTTGATATTACCGCCTAAAGAAGAAGCACCAGAGAAAGTAACAAAATCATTTGCTACTGCACCATGAGCAGTGTCTGCAACCGTGACTGTTGAAGACCCATTGGTTGCAGAAAAAGTTACGTCTCCTGCTGCTGTTGTAGATCTAATTGGGGTTACATCATTGAAACTATTACCTTCTTTTACATAATATTTTAAGTTTGTTCCTAGACCTAGGTATTTTGTTGCATCAAGAGATACCCAACCTATCAACGCGCGACATGCGCCTAAAAAAGTATTGACAGTGTTCTTTGCCCATCCACCTATTTTTTCTGGTAGTCCTTTTCTAAATCTAACTAAATTACCATCTGTCCAACCACCTTTACTCATAAGGTCAGTCATTTCCTTATTTATGCCGGGGTTAAATGTAAATTTATTTAATGGCATCTAAACCTCTGTCCAATCTTTACCTTCAAATAATAAAGCCTCTGCTTCTCGTCTGCGAACCAATCCATCATTTACAACACCACTTACTTTATTCCATCGTTTTATTTGATACGGAACTTCTTCGTACGAGCCTTCATTTAGGACACGCAATAATGAACTTTCAGCTAAATTTGTGGGGCCTAAATTGAAACACCATGATGTTAAAGAATCAAATTGATTTTGATGCAATGGCATTGTAACCATATCATTTACATAATTTCCATACTCATGTAACTCATCAATTAACATAATGTCTGCTTTTTCTTGTGACCACACATCGCCTTCTCTAACTCCACGAGTTGATCCCCAACCACATGTCCAAACACCTGCGGCACATTTATAAGCCTCAAGTTTGCAACCTTCAAATTTTTTAACTAATGAAATTCCTTCTTCTGATATAATCATATTAATAGTCCCCCCAGACTTTGGTTTTTTTGCCACCGTCATATTCAACTGCATGGCCTTCTTTGATAAGAAGTTGACAAATATCTTCGCCATCTTCTGTATAAGGTATAGCAAGTATTCTGCCATACTTACCTTTGCCAAATGATTTTATACTTATAGATCCTGTGCATAACTCTATTAATCTATCTTTGGCCGCTAGACCAAGTTTTTTTTCTGCTAAGTCTCGAGTCCTTGACTCAGGCGTGTCTATGCCTGCCAACCTGCAGCGTTGTTTATGCAGACGGACATCAAATCCTAAGTCAAGGGTGACATCAATAGTATCGCCATCAACCACTCTCTCAATGGTTGCGTTGTATACATATGGTTCTGGTTTACTGCTCATCTTTGTTAGTAGTTACCTTTCTATAATACACAACCACATCTTTAAGTTCTGTAATATATCTTTTTATTTCTTGCATATTGTAAGCCATAACTTCGTAATCAGGAATTGTCATAGCTAGAAACACTAGCTCGCCTTCTTGTTTTTCTATTCTTGCAAGCTGTTCTTCCCAGTTTTCAGGCGTTACTGCAATCCACTGCAATTGTTTCAAATCTATTTCTCTAGGCATGATAGGTTGAACTATCTGTCTTTCAATGGGTTTTGCAGAGACTTGTATTTGTTTAGTTGGCAACAGGCTGCAACTGCAAGCCATTATCAAGACTATCAACAGTGGTGCTGATTTTCTCAATATCTTCCATAATGTGTTTTGTTCCATTATTTATTTTCCTTTCCATTTCAACTGGGTCAGCCAATATCTTTGAGGCCAACTCATAGTTCTGTATAAACTGTGTGTATCTATTTAATTCTCTTTGAGCTATTTGACTTTTAATACTTAAGTCTTGAAGTTGTTGAGTTTGCAATTCAAAGTCTTGTTGTAATGATTTGATGGCTTCTTCTTGGTTAGCTACTGCACCTTCTAAAACTGCGTTATTAGTTTGGAGTATTTGGTTTTGACTGTATAAGTAATAAGAAACTGCAAGCAAAACTAAAACTATACCTAATAAAACTTTACTCATTATCCATACACCAATTCCAAGCATCATGATCGTGATATAAAAATGCCTCACATTTTTTATATTTTTCTCGCCATTTATCAGAGTCAAACCTATCGTTCCACTCTAAGTTAGAGTTTTCTGCTATAGGTATGTAGTTAGATGGTGTAGAACAACCAATTAAAAATATACTAACCAGCCAAAGGATTCTTGTTGTCATCTTTAATTTCTTCTATTTGTTTATCTAAGCTTTCTAAATCAGCTTTGATGGTGGCTATATCTGTTTTTATTTCTGTAACATCAGGCACGTCTATACCATCTATTTCTTTTTCTAAAAACTGTACTGATGTCTCTATAGATGCAAACCTTTCTTCAATAACTTGCACATTATCTTCTGCTTCGCTTATACCGCCAATTTTTGCCTCAAGGTTTTCTAGCCTATTAACATATTCAGCACCAGTGTAGCCAAACCCAGCAAGAGTTCCTACTATGCCAACAAGTGCAATTATTTGTGTTGTTTTATTTTGTAACCAGTCCATATTACCTCCATATCTCAGGTTGATTTTGCATCATGCTTTGTAAATTATTTATATTTGTGCTCGCATAATTATAAAAAGCGTTTATGTTGTCATCAAGTGTAGCAGAGGTGTATATATCTTGAGAAGTATACCAACTAGTGCTATCTGGAATTGTAGTTTGCGTATATGAGTTGAATTGTGGCACATATCCTATCAAAGCAACTAGCCCGGACTCGTCACTATACTCACCTGTGGCTTGTTGTTCCTCTTGCATTTCTTCTTGTTGGGCTTCTATATTTTGAGCAATTATCTTGTCTGCTATTTGATCTGCCTCTGATTGGGTCATCACGCCACCAATGGCAGTATCTATTTCACCTTGGACATTTTGCACTTGCACATCAGCCATTACTACTTCTGTGCCGCCATCAACAGTATTCATAGGAGTGATACTAACCGTTACAGATCCGCCCACATCTCCACTCATAGATAAAACCTGATTATTTTGGGCTGTAGCACTAGCGTATTGATCTGAAATACTAGGCGAACTAGATGTGCTGATACCCCCGCCAGACCCAGAACTAGATGTTTGATTAGCAACACTAGAGCTGACATTTGTATTAGAACTTGATTGATTGGTAGTAGAACCATAGTTTACGCTGCTTGAGGCTGCGTTTAAGGCGTTTTTTATGACATTAAGTGCAACAACCCTATTTTTGTTTTTACCTGTAGGCTCATCACTCTCAATAACCTCTAGCTCTTCTATTATTTCTTCTTGCTGTTCTTCCTCAACTTCTGCCAATCTTTCTTGTTCTAGCTCTTCAAACACTTCTTCTAACTCTTCAAAAACTTCTTCAACCGCCTCTTCTTCAAATATCTCTTCTATAAACTCTTCTTCAGGCTCATCTCTTTCAACAATTCTTTCTTCTCTAATCTCTTCTCTTATCTCTCTAGTTTCCTCTTCAAACCAATCATCAAGTTCTTCTATAGTATTAATCGCTAAGAAATTTTCAGGTTCTGTAAAATCTTCTACAAATAAAGTTTCTTGTAGGACAAACTGTTCTAACAATATATCTTCTTGGTGTAGTGGATCTTCATGCCTTGGTCTAAAATCATCTATAAATGGTAAAGGTTCTGGTTCAAAGAAAATAATAAACTCATCTTCTTCAGGCTCACCAAAAAAATCTTCAAAGTCATCATGGCCAAATTCTTCAAAGGGCGGAAACATCTCTTCTTCAAAAATATCTATAGTAATAAAAAGTTCTTCTTCATGGTGATGCGGGCCATCATCTATAAATATACCTGTAGCAAATTGTTCTTGCTCATCTTCAAAACCAAAGTCAACATTCCTGTTATCAAAGAAAGCTACTGATTCCTCTTGTCTAAAACCTGGACAAAAGGGTGCATATTGAGGATCTTCGTCACATTGCTGGTCATCATAAGCTGCCCAATAACTAGGACATGATTCACTATAAAGCTGGCTTATATTACATTGTTGCGTTAAAAAAGCATCTGCATAGCCTGAACAGCTACTATCATTTAAAGGATTGGAACAATCAACTCCATTACCACTACCAACACCATACAAACTTCCGCCACCCTCAAGTAAAGTATTTGAAGATGTATTATTCCAATTAGTATTTACACATGCACTGCTATTAGTGGTGCCTGTATTACATTCATCGTGAAATAAATATTGATAAACTTGAGTAGAGTTAGCCCCCACCTCACCAATAATTACATCATGGTTGATAATATCTAATTCATCATATCTATATTCAAATGAATTGTTTGGATATAGTATGACTTCAAAACTATTGTCTGAATTACGATTATATTCTCTCATGTCATACCAACCAAATATCATCTTAGTGCTATCTCCCCAAGATTTCATGCGGGAATTATTGTCTCTAATTAGATCAGTCCAAAAAGGAAACATAGTATAGGTATATTGAGAACTTATAGGATCAGGCGTAAAATCGCCACAATAATCATTGTAATTTATATTACCTGTGCCTAAACCAAAATGCAGACAACCATTGGTAGCCATTCTTGCTTTATCAAAAGTTTGACCATAAAAAGTGAAATTAAAAGTTAAATCTATTGAAGTAGATAATTGATCATCACCAACTGAGTAGGCTAACTCTCCTTCAAAGTTGTTGGCATTTTTTTGTAACTGAAATAAATCTTGATTAGCTTCGTAAATATATTGACTTGGAAGATTACAAGATAGAAGGATTAACCCCCATATAATTCTTTTTTGCATTGTCTTTTAGATTTTCTTTTACTTACAACCACTTTGCTTACTATGCCTGCTACGTCTTTTTGTATTTCATCTCTTTTTGGATTGCGTTCTTGTGTGCACTCTGCAATAAACTCTGCTTCAAAATCTGCTTTGTCAGGTCTTTTGGAAGGATTAGCTAACCATAACTTTTTTGCTTCTTCTCCTATTTTGCCTTCGTATGGAGCAGGTGTGCCTGCTTGCCACATGGCCTTAAACACTCTTTCATCTTGTGCCAGTAAAGATATTGCAGCTACTTTCATACCCATATCGTATAAATACTTAGAAAGTTTAAGTCTTTCACAGTTCATGTCTCTTACAGACTTACCACCACTTAAACCAAAGACTTG